TATACTGAGTTTCATTGAAGAACATTATAAAACCTTTGATCAGTTCAAGCAACAGTTTGAAAAAACAGCCATGGCTATACAGGGCAGTGGATGGGTATATTTGGCCAAAGATGGCAAGATAAAAACTATTGTAAATCATGAGATCAAGAAAGACATTGTGTTGTTAATTGACTGGTGGGAACACGCATGGGCCTTGGACTATCAATCAGATAAATCAAAATATTTAGAGAACCAATGGAAAATTATAAATTGGGATTTCATCAATGCTAGAAACATGTAGAGCCTATGAACACATCGAACGACTTGAACACATCTGCAAGATAGTACTTGCATCGGGAAAATATAAATGAGCAAAAGACAATACAACCTAGCCAATAAAACAGATTATGTGAATCGCAAAATGTTTCTGGACCCAGCTGGTCCTGTGACTATACAGAGATTCGAAGAAGTCAAATACAACAAAATTGCTGACTACGAAAAAACAGCTCGAGGATTCTTTTGGGTGCCAGAAGAAATCAATCTTTCAAAAGATGCCAACGACTTCAAAGATGCCAGCGCCGCAGTCAAGCATATCTTTACTTCGAATCTCCTGCGTCAAACTGCCTTAGACAGTCTGCAAGGTCGTGCTCCTAGTCAAGTGTTTATGCCTGTGATCAGCCTACCAGAATTAGAAGCACTGATCTACAATTGGACATTCTTTGAAACCAACATTCACAGTCGTTCATACAGCCACATTATCCGCAACATCTACAATGTGCCCAAGGATGTGTTTAACACAATCCACGATACCAAAGAAATCGTAGACATGGCTGCCAGCGTGGGAAGATACTATGATCAACTGCATGAAATCAACTGTAGAAAAGAGATAGGCGAGGCAATCTCTGAAAAAGATCATGTGCGAGCCATATACATGGCCCTGCATGCTTCATATGCTCTAGAAGCATTCCGCTTCATGGTATCATTTGCCACCAGCCTAGCCATGGTAGAGAATCGCATCTTTATTGGTAACGGCAACATCATCAGCCTAATCCTACAGGATGAACTGTTACACAAAGGTTGGACTGCATGGTTAATCAATCAGGTGGTCAAGGAAGATCCAAGATTTGCAGCAGTCAAAGCAGAATGTGAGGCAGAAGTATACCAGCTGTATCTAGATGTGATAGCTGAAGAAAAGGCCTGGGCAGATCATCTGTTTAAACTGGGGCCTGTGATTGGACTTAACGCAGCCATACTTAAAGATTTCGTAGACTACACAGCTGTGGGTGCGCTCAAAGACATTGGTATTAAGTATCAGGCCACCGCTCCAAGATCAACTCCAATTCCTTGGTTCAACAAACACACAGATACTTCAAAGAAACAGAGTGCCCTACAAGAAACCGAAAGCACCAATTATGTGATAGGTGTTATGGGTGAAAATCTTGACTACGATGCTCTTCCGGCTATATAATAAATCATGTACAAAGCACAATTCAAAAGAACAAACCCGTACGAGTCATGGACCACAATTGGCAGTTATGGCAGCGAACAAGCAGCTATATCCGCAGCCTTGAGCTATAAAAACAAAGGTGTGTTGTTGGTTAGAGTCACTGACAGTAAAGGTGCTGTGATATATTCAAGTTAAGGAAACAACATGAAAGCTGTGGTATGGAGCAAGTATAACTGTCCCTACTGTGATCAGGCCAAAGCCTTGCTCTCACAACGAGGAATAGCATTTGAAGAACGCAAGATCGGTGATGGGTATACCAAAGAAGAACTGTTGGAGGCTGTGCCAAATGCAAGAACAGTTCCACAGATATTTTTAGATGACACACTGATCGGCGGATTTACCGAATTACGAAAACATTTACAAGGATGAACAATGTTAATTGACAAAGGCGTAACAACAGGAGAGGTAGCAACTTTTAAATTGACCTCTGGAGAAGAATTAGTGGCTAAATTGATTGAAGAAACTGCCACACACTATAAACTGCATAGACCTATGGTCATCGCCATGGGCGAACGCGGCCCCGGACTCATGCCCTATCTGTTTACTGTGCATCCCGACAAGGAAGTCAAACTGGCAAAAACCACGGTTACCGTGGCAGAAGCCACCGACGAAACCTTTGCCAAGCAGTTTGTACAGAGCACTACAGGTATTGCTCTGGCTTAAATACTTGTTTAAGGACTAATCATGGCTATAACAACAGATACTGTCACCCTTCCGGGATACACTATTTTAACAGATAGTATTACTGGCGGTATCGCAGTTATACCTACAATTCCAGAAGATAGTACATCAGCTCAATATTCTATAGTAAATGAAATATCAGACAAACTTGATCAAATATCTGAAAAACTAAGTGTTGTTGCAACAGCATTATCGTCGATATCTAATTCCTCTGCAATAATATCTAATTCTTTAAACAACGGTTCTACACCAATTGGTACAATATTATCAGAGATAGCACAGACATCCGAAAGTACATCTAATAGTCTTGCAGGAATTTATGATCGAGCCACGGGTGCCGGGATACATATGAAAGGTCCCTTAGATTGGTTAGGACTTGTTTCAACTTATAAATTGTACGTTGAAAATGTAGGTCCAGAAAACGTAACGCTTCAAGGATTAATTGAGTACAAAGCTAAAATTGATGCACTGCCAAAGGAATTTAATTAATGGCAACTGCTCCAACTCCGCAGTCAACTACTCCGGGAGCAGGATCAAGTAGTGCTGGTGGTCATTACCTAGTTCCGCACAATCACGCAGCAGGCACTTTAAGCAGGCAGGAACCTTTATACAACCCGTTCAATGTGTTTGCCAACGGTGTGGAAATTGCTCTGTATAATGCAGCCACAACACCGGGCACTTTTGCTGCCGCTGCTGTGCCTAAAGTCACTGTGACATCAGCTGTGCAGAACGTTGAAGGCGATGACGACAATACCGCAGGCAAAGCGGAAGCTGATAGATTTCTTGCAGAAGGTCGTATTACCGCTGAACAACATAAAGCTATTACCACAACCCCTACGCCAAAAACGGCAGGAATAGCACCATCTAAGCCTGGGGATAGACCGGCAGACAGGCCCAGTGCAGCTGTCTCGGGTGATATTACATTTGCCACTAAGTTAACACCGTCAGGATTCACTCTAGGGCAGGCGATAAAAAATGTTACCTTTCCTAGGACAATAGCTCAGTTGGCCGACAATGTAAAAGGTTTACCGGCTCAAAATATTGTTAATAATTTAGCTGCCCTAGCTCTTAATATACTAGAACCCATCAAGGCCAAATATCCTAATATGTTGATTACCAACACATACAGAGAGGGAAAGGGGCAGGCACAACATGGTACAGGACAGGCAGCCGATCTGCAATTTCGAGGCGTAGGAGCTCACAGCTACTTTGAAATTGCCACATGGATAGAAAAAAATATTCCGTATGATCAACTACTATTAGAATATTTACCAGGCCAAACTGTATGGATACATATCAGCTATGCTATTCCAAACCTACCTTACGGTGGGCAAAGTGTTAGAGTAGGAAAACCAATCAATAGACTGGCCACACTAAATGGTGCTGCTGGAGGTAAATTTACAGTGAATCTACACGCAGATATAATAGTAGCATCAGTACCTAATAGAGTGGTGGCCGCATAATGAAAAAATTATTTTGGAATATACTAGGATTTCTAAGTCTAGGCATGGCCTACATAGGAGTCATAACTCCCGGCATACCCTACAGTATATTTGTTGTGTTCGCGGCCTACTGTTTCTCAAAGGGTTCAGAGCGCATGCATCGCTGGATCTACAACCACAGGTTATTTGGGCCATTTCTCACAAATTGGAACACCAAAAGAGTGTTCCCGCAGAAAATGAAATACTTCATGCTGTTCATGATGTCAACCAGTTTGGCGATAATGTGGTTGACTGCGATACCTGTTCGTGGTATAATATATACAGCACTGTTTATGTTGTGCGTGGCAGTTTGGGCTTGGAGATTCCCTAGTTCAGTTGAGGAATATGATCGCCGAATAGCTGCGGGAAAACGCATAGGTTGGATTAAATAACACACAGAAACAGAGTCTTTTTAACAACAAGGAAATCAAGTAAAATGGTAACAGGAAAAGTAAAATGGTTTAACGACGCCAAGGGTTTTGGCTTTATTACGCCGGACGATGGTGGCGCAGACTTATTTGCTCACTTTTCACAGATTAATTCGAGTGGCTTCAAGAGCCTACAAGAAGGACAGAGTGTAAGGTTTGAAGTAACTCAAGGTATGAAAGGCGCACAGGCCAGTAACATCCAGCCTGCTTAAAGAATTGTTGTAGTCCTTGAATGGACAAAGTTGTAAAGTAAGGCGCTCTGGACGCGGGTTCGACTCCCGCCAGGTCCACCAAAAGAGGATATGTCATGCAAAAATGTAGAGCATGTGACTTAATAGTAATAACACTATTAATATTTGTCATCATATTACATGTCTTTTTTTGATGGGCCTGCCATGGTTTCGACAGGGTGAGATAGGATAACGACTCAACACGTGGGGTCACGTAAAATACAAAAAACGTAAATGCAAACGCAGATACATTCGACTTCAGCGCAATGAGCTTCACTGGTAA